TAAAATGTATCGTGGTCAAGGACGATAATGGGACGTTGGATACATAAAGGAGGTAAATCTAAACTAGATAAACGTTGTAAAAATGTTTTATCTCCTAAAAAATGTGCTAAACGCAAAAAGAAAAAATGAGTTGTTTAATCACCAATCTACCATCACAAGAAGTATGGGTTCGTAAAGAATATCTTACAGATCATCAGAGTGGTCATGGTGAATTTGTTAAAGGCGTCTGGGTATCGGCAAAGTCGATTCCTGGACGTGCTTTTTATTTTGAGACGTATTTGCCCGAGTATGCGGCAATGTACGATAAGTTACCAATTAGTGCGTTTTTATCTCGTCCCGAACTACCTGATCCAGACATGAACCTACCAAATCTACAGTTTTGGAACTGTATGGATTATGGTGTTGTCAGTATTGATAAAAAATTTATTGGAAGTATGGATTTTGAATGTTATACAAGAGACCACGGTATTGTAAAGGGCACTTATGTTTGTACAATTGATAACTATCATCATGATCCAGACTATATTGACTGGGCAACCAGTGAAAATCCTGCCGAACACAAGTCTCATAACCTGATTGAACTTGAAAATGGTCAGTATGCTCTCTATCCAAACAACAGATTGCGTATTTTTGACAATAGTCTGACCCCTGTAGATCCAAAAATGCCAGATTTTAAGGTTTCAACTCAATATTATCAAGTTGAAAATGGAAATGAACGACTTGGAATGGGTCGTGAGGATGAATATTTTTGGAAAACAGCAAAAGAACGTGAAGAAACATCCGAGAAAGGTGAAAATAAATAAAAAAAGGGATAGAAACCCCTCAAAAAGTTCTGATTGTACTAATCAGGAGTCAAAATGGGAAACTCACCTGTCGATAGAAATAATGAGTATATGAGAGAGATGTGGGGAACTACAAGTTTAACATCAGATTATTGGTCATTGCCACATAAGACGAATGATAATGCTGAAGAAAGAGTAATTCAAGAAATTATGCACGATGATTTGAAAAAAGATCAAAAAAATCTTCAGGAATAGGGTATAAATAAAATTAAGAAAACTCTTTTCCAATGGCAGTTCAAAGGATATCAAGGGCATTTAAGGACATTAGTTTGTCCTTTGAGCCTCATCCTGTAACAAAAGACCTACCTATATTAAAAAATGAGAATGCAATTCGCCGTGCAGTGCGAAATATTGTAGAAACTATCCCGACAGAGAGATTTTTTAATTCTTTGTTGGGATCTGATGTAAGAAGAAGTTTATTTGAATTTGTCGATTTTGGTACAGCATCTGTAATTCAAGATCAAATACAGATTGCAGTTGAAAACTTTGAAGAAAGGATTGAAAATTTGGTGGTTCAGGTAGACCCAATACCAGACGAAAATACTTTTAATGTGACAGTCATATTTGATATAATCGGACAAGAGTTTCCAACACAAGAATATTCATTCCTCTTAGAGGCAACGAGATAAAATGCCTTTTACAAAATATACAAATTTAGATTTTGATCAGATAAAAACTTCTATCAAAGACTATCTCCGTGCAAACTCTACATTCACGGATTTTGACTTTGAAGGGTCGAATTTTTCCGTTTTAATCGATACTTTAGCATATAATACCTATATTACAGCATTCAACTCTAATATGATTGTGAATGAATCCTTTTTGGATTCTGCAACTCTGAGAGAAAATGTTGTTTCTCTTGCAGGAAATATTGGATATGTACCTCGTTCTAGAACCGCATCAGTTGCTCAGATATCATTTAATGTATCAACTACAGCAAAAACTCCTACACTCACTCTCAAGGCAGGTATAGTGTGTGTAGGGAGTGCAAATGATACGACATATACATTTGCCATACCAGAAGATATTACGGCAAATGTTGTGAATGGAACAGCATCATTCAATAATATTGATGTTTATCAAGGAATATTTTTAACTAAAACTTTTTTATATGATGGATCTTTAGACCAGAGATTTGTTTTAAATAATTCTTTTATTGATACATCAACTCTCAGAGTTTATATTGGGACCGAAAGTACTAGAGGAATTGAATACTTTCTTTCTGAAAATATTTTTGATGTTGATAAAAATTCGAGAATCTTTTTCCTCAATGAAATTCAAGATGAAAAATATGAATTGAGATTTGGTGATGGAATTATTGGTAAAAAATTAGGAGAAAATGGAGACGGAACATATATTACAGCAAACTATATTATTACTGATGGAAGAGATGGTAATGGGGCTTCTAATTTTTCATTCTCAGGATCATTAGAATCTGCAATTGGAGCAGTTATTGATCCAGGAACAGTTACTATCACGACAAATCAATCATCAATTAATGGTAGTGATATTGAACCTATAGATTCAATAAAATATTATGCTCCAAGATTGTACTCTTCCCAATATAGGGCAGTTACATCAAGAGATTATGAGGCAATTATAAAAAGAATATATCCAGATACAGAGTCTGTTTCGGTTGTTGGTGGAGAAGAAATGGATCCTCCACAGTTTGGCACTGTTCAAATCAGCATTAAACCAAAAAATGGATCTTTTGTTTCAGATTTTAACAAATCGCAAATATTATCAAAGTTAAAACAATTTTCAGTATCCGGAATAAATCAGAAAATAGTCGATCTTAAGATACTTTATGTCGAACTTGATAGTTCCGTTTATTACAATTATTCACAAACTTCAAGTGTAAATGAATTAAAGTCGTCTGTAACAAACTCCCTTCAAAAATATTCAGAATCTTTGGATTTAAATAAGTTTGGAGGAAGGATTAGATATAGTAAAATACAACAAGTTATTGATAGTACAGATACTGCAATTACATCGAATATCACTAAAATTATTATTCGTAGAGATTTGAAGGTTGAACTGAATAAATTTGCACAATATGAGTTGTGCTTTGGTAATAGATTTCATGTAAAACCGGAAGGTTATAATATCAAATCTACTGGATTTAAAATTTCCGGAGAATCTTCTACTGTGTATATTACAGACACCCCAATAATTTCTTCTGGAGCAAATAATATATCCAATTTATCAGAAGCGGGAAATCTTTTTCTGAATAGGCCAAAGGTTATTAACGCAAAAACCGGTATCATTTCATTATTCAAAATTGATGAAAATGGAAATAATACTGTTGTTGTTAAAGATGCTGGAACAATTGACTATGAAAAAGGGGAAATCAATCTTTTTACATTGAATATTACAGAAACTACATCTCCCAATAATGTTGTCGAAATTCAAGCATATCCAGAATCAAATGATGTTATTGGATTGCGAGACTTGTATGTGACGTTAGACATTTCTAAAAGTACAATAAATATGGTAAGAGATGTAATTGCTTCTGGTGACGAAATATCTGGTACCAGATTTGTTAATAGTTTCTACACTTCAAGTTATTCAAACGGAAATTTTATAAGAAAGTAGTATGATACAGACTGGAATCGAATCTAGAGTCAAGATTCAGGATATAGTTTCCAATCAACTGCCAGAATTTATTTTAGATGAAAGTCCAAAGGCAGTGGATTTTTTAAAACAATATTATATTTCACAGGAATATCAAGGAGGTCCAGTCGATATTGGAGATAATTTAGATCAATATTTAAGATTGGATAACTTAACGCCAGAAGTTATTGTTGATAATACTACTTTAAGTAGTTCCATATCGAATGTAGATACTACTATCAATGTATCCAGTACAAAAGGATTTCCAAATCAATATGGTTTACTCAAAATTAATGATGAAATAATTACATATACTGGAATAACTACAAATAGTTTTACTGGGTGTGTTCGTGGATTTAGTGGAATTACCAATTATCATCAAGACATCAATCGTGAAGAATTGGTATTTGAAACATCATCTTCTTCTGAACATAATTCTAATGTATCTGTCCAGAATCTGAGTTCTTTATTTTTAAGAGAATTTTATAAAAAATTAAAATCAACTTTTACTCCAGGATTAGAAAATATTTCTTTTGCAGATGAAATTGATGCCGGAAATTTCATAAGAAGAGCAAAAGATTTTTATGCTTCAAAAGGAACAGATCAAGCAATAAAAATTCTATTCTCTGTTATATTTGGAGAGATTCCATCAGTTATAAATTTAGAAGATTATCTAATTAAACCATCTTCTGCAAATTATGTAAGAAGAGAAGTTGCAATTGCAGAAGTAGTATCTGGAGAAGCTACAAAAATAGTAGGACAAACTCTCATAAAAACAACTGATGAAAATACAACTGCTTCCATATCTTCGGTAGAACCTTTTACTAGAAAAGGCAAAACTTATTACAAAATCGAATTTTATATTGGAAATGATGGAAAATCTTCTGTTGAAGGAAATTTTGTAATTACACCAAACACAAAATTGATTGAGAATGCTTCTGTAGGGGATTCCATTTTAACAGTAGATTCAACTTTAAATTTCCCAGAATCAGGAACTTTAATTTCTGAAAATAATACAATTTCATATACAAGTAAAACTGTTAATCAGTTCTTTGGGTGTAGTGGTATTAATACCACAATTTTATCTACATCAAATGTGAGATCAAATGATACATATTATTCTTATGAAGATGGAGATACTTCTAAAAAAGTAGAGATTATTCTTCTTGGAGTAATACAAGATTTAGTTGAAGAAACTGAAGACTTTAAAGTTTCAGAAGGCGACATAGTTACTATTAAAAATCTGGGGGATAAAATTAGAAATAATAATTTAAATCCTAAGGAAATTTTTGCAAATTCTTTTGTATATAATACAAGTACGAGATACCAAATTGTAAATAATGATACCAACCAATTGGGATCTGATATTGACAGATCTAGTTTAAAGGTTGGAGACGAAGTTGAAATATTGGAAAGAGGATCTGAAATATCTACAGGAACAAACACATATATTCAAAGTATTGACAATACACAAAATACTCTAGATCTACAAAACAAACCTACTTTAGATTCCAATAAGAAATATGATATAAGGAGAAAATTAAATAAAACAAGTTCTTCGGGATATGAATTTGAAAGTGCATCTTTACTATCGGATATTCTTAATGTATATGTTGATGGTGACAATTATGCATATGTTGCATCAAATTCAGTTCCTTCGGAGATAAGGTCTGAATTTACAGATGAAGGTGGAAACGTTATAAAAAATTATCGACATAATATTTCATCAGAACTTAAATCTATTGACATTTCTAGTTCTACAAATCTTCAGGATGATGTGGTTGAGGGATTGTATAATACTATTTCTATTGATGGAACTGAACATCCATTTTTGACTGGAGATCTTATATATTATTTTTCAGATGGAGAACCTCTTGTTGGATTAGATACTGGCACATACTATACAGAAAGAGTATCGAATAAAAAGTTTAAACTATTCAATTCTCAAAGTTTAATAGAATCTGGAAATAATATTAAGTTCCAAATTCCATTATCAGGAATGGGAACACATACTTTTATTTTAAATTCTCAAAAAGATATTGATCTCGGAATACAAAAACTTTTAAGAAAGTTTCCTTTAGGGAAAAATATTGAAAAAGAATCAGGTTCTACTACAGTTCCAGGAACTGTTGGAATGTTGATAAATGGTGTTGAAATTTCTAATTACAAATCAAATGATGTTATTTACTATGGACCAATAGAAGGTGCAAATATATTATCTGGGGGAAGTGACTATGATGTAATAAATCCTCCAGGTATTGATGTTTCAGTTGGCAATGGAGATGTTGCAAAAATTCAACCAGTTGTTAGTGGAAAATTTGAAAAAGTATATGTAGATATTCAAGATTATAATATTGATAAAATTTCCTCTATTGATATTTTTGGAGGAAATGGAACAGGGGCAGTTATTGAACCTGTAGTAGTTAATAGACCTAGAGATGTCTTATTCAATGCGGATGAATTTTCTGTCGGTGGAGGTGTCAATGAGAGTACCAATCAAATTATATTTTTAAAAGATCATAATTTTGTGAATGGGGAAGAAATTGTTTACAATTCTTTAGGAAATAATCCAATATTATTAGAAAGTGATAAAGAATTTCCAAATAATTCGACTTATTTTGTCGGAGTTACTAATAATACAACTATAAAGTTATATTATAATTTGGCCGATCAACAATCTGGAATTAATACCGTCGGCATATATACTGGATCATCTGGAGTACATAGATTTTCAACACTTTCTTCCAAAAAACAAATTGAATATATAAAAATTATTAATGGTGGAGAAGGATATACTAATAGAAAACTCATTGTCAAATCTTCAGGAATATCAACATCACAAAATTCTATTAATTTTAAAAATCACGGATTTGGTGATGGAGAGATTGTAGAATATGATTATGAAACCAGTTCAATTTCCGGACTTTCAACAACTAATCAATATTATATTTTAAAAATTGATGATGATTCCTTTAGATTATGCAATGCTGGTGTTGGAGGAACAATTTATTCAAATTATGAGAGAAAAAAATATGAAAAATTTGATAGCACAGGATCTGGATATCAGTACTTTAAATATCCAGATATTTCAGTTTCCATCAAATATAATACTGTAGGATTTGGAACTACTACACAATCAAATGAAGAATTAGTTATAACTCCTGTAGTAAAAGGAAGTATTATAGATGCATATGTCTATGAATCTGGAACTGGATATGGATCCACAATATTAAATTTCAAAAAAAATCCAGTAATTACTGTTCTCAATGGAAAATCTGCACAATTAACTCCCAATATTATTGATGGAAAAATTATAAGTGTTTCTATCAGTTATGGTGGAAGTGAATATTATTCTACCCCAAATTTAGTAGTTTCTGGTCCTGGAACTGGAGCAGAATTGAGACCGATTGTTAGTAATGGACAAATAACCGAGGTTAAAGTTCTTAATTCTGGAAGTGGATATTCACAATTAGACACAAAAATTAAAGTTATTTCTTCAGGAAAAAATGCATTTATTGACCCACAAATAAGAAAGCTGACACTTAATAATAATGTTGTAAGATTTGCTAATGGAGAAGTTTTAAGTAAAGGTAAAGATAAATTACAATATACTGTATCAAAATATTTTGAAGATCTAAGAGATTCTTTCTTGGAAGATGAATCATCGTCTACTAAAATTTCTGGAATTATTGGATGGGCTTATGATGGAAATCCAATTTATGGTCCATATGGACATAGTGACCCTTCAGTAGGTACAGGTAAAAAAGCACTCCAATCTGGATACATTCTCAATACATCAAATGTCATAGACAGACCTTCAGGATTTGATGGTGGATTTTTTGTTGAGGATTATCAATATGACGGAACTGGAGATTTGGATGAATATAATGGCAGATATGAAAAAAATAATGAATATCCAAATGGTGTTTATGCTTATCATGCAACGATAGATCAATTTCCATATTTTATTGGTAATAAGTACAGGTCAAAATTAATTTCAGATTCTGATTTGAATCAATCATTTGACTTCAACAATTCAAATCTATTAAGAAATACTCTTCCATATAAAGTATCAGAAACAGGTGCAGATTATGATTTCTTCAATGAAACCAGTGATATTCTCGACCAAAAAATAGAAGTTTTATCAACAACATCAGATTCAATTCAATCTATAGAAATTCAAAATTCTGGAAATAACTATAAAGTTGGAGATACATTAGAATTTGACGAAACCGGAACTTCTGGGAGTGGGTTGAATGTTGCAGTTAAATCAATAAAAGGAAAAGATATTGTAGATGTGAGTACTAATTCTACTTCATATCCAGATTCTATTTTTACATGGAATTCTTCCGATAAAGTTAAAGTATCAATATTACCAAATCATAATCTTTCGGATAATGATTATGTTACAATTTCTGGATTTTCAACAAATCTTTCATCTTTAAATGGAACGCATAGAATTTCAGTTCCAAAATATGCAAATGGAAGATGCCTTTCTACCATAAGTTCAGCATCTGCAGGATTTACAACAGAAATTTATGTTGCACCAATTCCGGAACAAATATCAATAGGTAATAGTATTGGTATTGGAACAGAAACTCTGAGAGTACTTGGAATATTTAAAAATGAAAATATTCTTAGAATTGAAAGAAGTTTATCAGGAGTATCTCATACAGTTGGTACTGCAGTATCATTCTTACCAGATTCATTTACAATTTCCAAATCTGTAAATAAATTTGAATCAAAAATAGATGATAAGGTGTTCTTTAACCCCAGAGAATCTGTTGGAGTTTCAACAATAAATGGAGTTGGATATAGTACATCATTTACTTTTGGAAATATTTCAACCGTAAATAGAAGTATTCCATCCAAAGGAATTTATATTGACAATCACCCATTTAAAACGAATCAACCTGTTACTTATGTTGTTGGGACTGGAACAACTTTAATAGTTTCTACTGACGGATTGGTTTCATCAGAAGTCTTTATCCATACATTCCCAAATCTGTTTGTCGTTAACAAAAATCCAAATCTTATTGGATTAAAGACTTCCATCAATGGTGAAGAACTATATTTCCATTCTAATGGAGACGATAATGACACATATTCATTTGAATCTAATTCAACTCAAATATTAGGTAGTATAGAAAAAAATGAGGTTACAGTTTCTGTTTCTACCTCTCATAATCTACAATTGGGTGACAATATAACCTTAAATGTTAATCCAAATCTTTCTATTGGGATTGGAACTTCTACTGCAGTTCGTGTTGTTTATAAATCGGACATTGATAATATTGTAGTCAATCCAATCGAATTTAATTCTTCAGGAATTGACACAACAACCGATGAAATTACTATCACAGAACATAATTTAAAAACTGGAGATAAAGTTTTATATGAAGATAGTGGATTTGAGGAATATTTTGTATATAAAGTAGATACTAATAAATTTAAATTATGTGAAACATATTTTGATAGTCAACAAAATCCACCAGTTACTATTGATTTTACTTCATCTGGAGGTTCTTCTCAATTTATTTCATTAATAAATCCAGAAATAAATCTAATCAAAAACAATGATTTAGTATTTGATTTATCAGATACATCTTTATCTGGATATAAATTTAAAATATTTACTGATAGTGAATTCAATAATGAATTTATTTCTACAGGATCTACAAATACTTTTAGTGTATCTGGCGTAGGAACGGTGGGTGTTTCTACTGACGCATCATTAACATTAAAATATAGTTCTCAAATTCCGGAAGAACTATATTATAATTTAGAAAAAGATGGAGTATTATTAGATTCTGATACCGAAACCAAAAATTATTCCAGCATAAAATATAAAAATAGTACATATGATGGGACATATTCCATTGTTGGAATAGGTACAACTACTTTCAATATAATTATTGATAAAAATCCAGAAAGTCTTTCATATTCTTCATCCGAATGCGACGTTTTAGAATACTCAACAACATCAACAAATGAATCCGGACCCGTTAACTCACTCAACATTTTATCAAGAGGATCTGGATATAAAAAATCACCTATTCTAAAATCAGTAAATTCTGTATCAGGATCAGATTTGATTGTAAATCTTGAATCAAATAAAATTGGATCTATTAAAGAAACAAAAATTATAAGTAATAGGTTTACATATTCCTCCGATAAAACATTAAGACCCAAAGTTAATGCATCCCCAAATCTTATATTAAAAGACTTTAGTACGATAGATCAAATATCGATTATTAATGGGGGTGATGGATATACAACGGCCCCAACAATTACCCTCATAAATTCTACAACAAGAGATGAGATACAATCTGGATTAATAAATGCAAAAATAACAGGATCTGCAATTTCTTCTATAGAAATTTTAGTACAACCAAAAGGTTTACCTGATGATACTGTAGAGATCTTTACTACTAATAATAGCAACGGAATTTCAATTGAAAAAGTTGAATCTATAGATTCGGTGACCTTTGATTGTATAATATCTACTCCAATAGGTGGATTTTCTACACAACCATTTTATGCTGGAGATCAAGTTTTTATTGAAGGGATTCAAAAGACTGGTGATGATGGAGATGGTTTCAATTCTTCCGATCTTGGATATAAATTCTTAAACGTAGATAGTTATGATGATAGTGAAGTCAATGATAAAGTAAGAATCAGTGTATCTGGACTTACTACAAATACTGGTAATGCGAAAGTAATTCAAGATTTCAGTGGTGTTATAATTAACAAAACTGATTATCCTACATTTAAAGTATCACAGAAAGAATCTGAATTTTTTATTGGTGAAAAATTATCATCTAATGGAATTATTAGAGACTTAGTAGTAGCAAAAAATGAAGAAAATTCCATAAAAGTTTCCGGATTATATGAATTATCTTTAGGAGAAGTTATTACTGGAAATCAATCTGGCACTATTGCTACAATCGAATCATTACGTATAAATGAAGGATATTTTAATGTTGGATATTCCAATTTAAAAAATATTGGATGGGATAATGAAATTGGCAAGTTAAGTGAAGATTATCAAGTTTTGGAAAATAATGATTATTATCAAAACTTGTCATATTCTATAAAAAGTTCAATAACATATAATGATCAGCAATCACCAGTCGAAAATTTAGTTCATACAAGTGGATTGAAAAACTTTGCAGATACTCAAATATCTCAGATTGTAACTGCAGGGGCAGAAACAACTGATGATGGTTTTGTAGTCATATATGATGTTATTGATGAAAAAAGAGTTGATACTATTAACAATTTTGACAATGTTATTGATGTCAATGTTGTAGATTCAAAATCAAAATCCTTAAAGTTCCAAAACAAGAAACTTTCCGATTATACGACTTTAAAAAACCTTAATGTTTTAAAGATTGATGATATTAGTGATCAATTTTCAAATTCAGAAGCAGAAAATACTGAATTTTTAACAATAGAAGAAGTTGATGATGAATTATATTATAATTATTTGATTAGAGTTACTAGTGAAGATAATAGTGAAATTCAATTGACTGATATCACAATTCTTAGTGATGGTGTTAACACAACTATTGTCGAAAATGAATCTTTATACAATTCAACATCTCCTTACGGTTCGTTTGATATAGATGAAAATGAATTTGATGAAACTCTCCTGAAATTTTATCCAAATGACCCATTCAATACAAATTATGATGTAAAAATTATCAGGCAAGTGTTTAATACAACATTTGCTGGGATAGGAACAACATCAATTGGACTTATTGACTTAACTGGGTCTATTATTGTAGAAAATACTGTAGTTGGAGTAGGAACAACAACTCTAATTTCATTAGATTCTTCAGATGTTAGATCATTATATATTAATACACAAATAATTAATGAAGATACTTTAGAAATGAATTATGTGAGATTGTATATCACACATAATGATACAGATTCATTTACGTCAGAATATTATATTGATAATACCTTATCATCCTTTACTGGTGATTTTATAGGAAGTTTCCGTTCAGAGTTAAGTGGAGGAGTTTTATCTGTATTATATGAAAACGATTCCGAAGAAGAAATTAAAATAAGAAGTAACATTGTTGGATTTGGAACAACTGCTCTTGGAGCAGGAACTTATAGATTCAAATCTTCTGATCAATCTGATGGACAAGAACGAAGTGCTACCTATAATGCAACTTATTATTCTACAGTAGGTGCTGCAGTAACAACGGTACATTCGTTGGATAGTGGATTATTCAATGCTTCAAAATCTTTAGTTCAAGTCAGCATAGGATCCACTAAAGCACTTCATCAAGTTATGATGATTTCTGATGGGACAAATGTTTATACTCAACAATTGCCTATTCTTTCAGCATCTAATACTGAAGTTTTGGATGATGCTTCAGGAATTGGAACGTTTGGTGGAGAAATATCTGGAGGTAATTTATTATTAAAATTCTATCCAGATTCAGAACAAACAGGACAAATTGATATTGAAGTATTTAATAGATCATTGTATTCTGATCTTGATATTCTTAATGACTATGATGATTTGACTTATGGATCAGTAACAGAAAGTATTGATGAAAAGTTTTATAATGCTATCAATCTCGATAGAATTAATAAAACCAATTTCAAATTGACCAGTGATAATATTCCAATTTTCTCAAAACAATTCAATCCAAATTCAACATCTCTTGTAGCAAATACTGGAATATTTACAATTCCAAATCACTATTTTATGACTGGGGAAGAATTAATTTATACTGCCGATTCATCAATCGTCGGTGTTGCGACTAGTGTAATGGAAACACCAAGTGGAGATTTGCCATCAACAGTATATGCAATTAAATTGTCAGAGGATACATTTAAAGTTGCAACAACACTTAATGATGCTCAAAGTGGTATTGGTACAACATTTACTTCATTAGGTGGAGGAAATGCTCATAGATTTACTATGGCAAAGAGAAATAGTAAGTGTATCATCACTGTTGATAAGTTAGTACAATATCCCATAGCATTTACAGGAATAGAATATTCTTTATCTGGCAATGTTGGAGGTTCATTAGGAATTAATACTACTATTGTATCATTATCTGGAATATCTTCAATTAGACCAAGAGATATATTATTAATTGATGATGAATATATGGGAGTGACTAATGTTGGATTGGGAACAACGAATATTGGCCCGATTACAAATGTTGGAACTATCAACTTGGTTGAAGTTGATAGAGGATTTGTTGGATCTTCTGCATCATCTCATACAGATAGTAGTTTAGTCAATGTTTATAGAGGATCATTTAATATTGTCGATGATGAAATTCATTTTTCAGAAGCACCTAGAGGCAATCCACAGATTGATAAAACAAAATATAACCTAGATTACGAAACATCATCATTTACTGGTCTGGCATTTCTTAGATCAGATTATAGTGGCAATAAAGTTTATGATGACATATCCGACCAGTTTACAGGAATTGGTAGAACATTTACATTAACTGTTGGTGGAGCAAATACTACTGGAATTGGAACTTCTGGTGGAAGTGGTCTTGCTTTCATTAATAGCATTTATCAATCACCAAAAACTCAAAATAATCCATCAGTATTTAATTATGAAATTTTGGAAGATTCTATTGCAGGAATATCTACTATAGAATTTTCTGGAATTACTAATCCAGATGATCCACTTCAATACATAATCTCCGACTATGACATTAATGTAAATGAAACTCCAAGAGGAGGTATCATAGTTTCTTATGGATCCACTCCAGGACTTGGTTTTGCTCCACTTGTAGGTGCTTCTGTAACTGCTGTTGTGGGTGCTGGCGGATCTATCGTATCTGTTGGATTAGGGACAACTGATAATCTTGGGTCTGGATATAATGGACTAGTTTCTATTGGAGTAAGTGTTTTTGAAGAGGGACATTCTGGAGTTCCAGCAGAAATAACAGCAACAGTTGGTGCTGGTGGTACATTATCATTTAATATTGATGAATCAGGAACTGGATATAATAATCCACAAATATTTGTATCTGATCCATCTTATAAAAATCTTCCTATTATTGGAGTATCTAGATTAGGAGTTGGAGCAACAACTGAAACTGGAATTGGATTATTGCTAGATCTTAAGGTTGGAGGTTCTACTGGAATAGGGTCTACTTATTTTGAAGTAACAGAAGTCAAATTCTCAAGACCTGGATATGCATTTAGAAAGGGTGATGTGTTTAAACCTGTTGGATTAGTTACAGACGCTTCACTTTCTTCTCCATTATCAGACTTTACAATCACTGTAGTTGATACATATACTGATAGTTTTGCTGCTTGGGAGTTTGGAGAATTAGATTATATTGATTCTATTAAAGAATATCAAAATGGAACGAGAACTAGATTCCCGTTATTCTATAATTCAGAACTTCTTAGTATAGAACCCGAAGAAAATTCTGCAATTGAGAAAAATATTAATAATGTATTAATAATTTTCATTAACGGCATTATTCAAGAACCGGTAACTAACTACATATTTGAAGGTGGGACCTCATTTGCATTTACAAAGGCTCCATTGCCAGAAGACGATATTGAAATTTATTTTTACAGAGGTACTAAAGGAGTTGATTCCGAAAGTGAAGATGTAAAAACAACTATAGAAAGAGGTGATATTGTCCAAGTTATTAGCAATAACATATATCCCGACACAATAACACAGGATGAAAGAACAGTTTACGATATATCATTTTCTGATACTATTGAAACTAATCGATATTTTGGACTTGGAATTGATGAAACAATTTACAAACCTGTTTCTTGGACAAAGCAAAAGACTGAAAGAAAAATTAATGGTGAATATGTCTATAAGTCAAGAGATTCTTTAGAAGCAGTAATACATCCTGTTGCAAGAATTATTAAAGATGTATCTACAACTGATACTGAAGTGTTTATTGAAAACTCTGAACTGTTTAGTTATGAAACAGATAATGGATATACTGATAACTCCACACCATGCGATGGATTAATTATTGAAAATACAAATCCAATTACTGCTACATTTACTGCCACAATTGGTGGTGGTGCGGTTAGTGGTATAACCACGACTAATACAGGTTTTGGATATCTCCCAGATCAAACCACTATAGAGTTGAAATTTACTTCTCCGGTAGGTGTAGGAACAACTGCTACAGCAACAGCATCAGTTACTGCTGGGGTTGTTACTTCAGTCACTATTACAAATCCTGGATCTGGATATACGGTTGCCCCTACTATATTTGCAGAAACACCAAATCTCAATATTGAAAAAATTACAGGATTTACTAATATTGAAGGATTCTCAGGTATTGTAACTGGAATTACAACAACTACAGGAACAGGAGGAAATCCATTAGCACTTCAATTCACGATTGCCAGCAATAACTTTACTGGATTATCAACTGGATATCCTATTTACATCTATGATACTCAAATTGGTAGTGGAGTTACATCAATCAATAGTTCAGATTCTGAAATTGTTGGTATCGGAACCACATGTTTAGACAATATATATTATATCTCAGATTGGTCTTATAGTTCTACAATAGGAATCTTAACTTGTAATGTAAAATCGGATTCTAATATAATCGGAATTGGGACAACTGGAAATGCATCAAATCCAGTCGGAAAATATTCATGGGGAAGATTATCCGGAGGAACAAGATCCTCAAGTCCAATATCTATCGGAGTTACTGGAAATATTGTTTCTGGTCTTTCAACATACCCAACGATTCAAAGAAGAGGAATTGGAATTAGAAAAACTGGAGCACTTCCCAAAATTGAAATATAAAATTGTCGTATAAATATCTAAAAAACTATCAATATGGCTGCATTCGTAACAGATCAATTTAGAATATTGAATGCTGGTTCCTTTGTAGAGTCTATCAGTAATAATTCTTATTATGCATTTTTAGGACTATCAAATCCAACTGCGACTGGATTTGGCAGAACTGATAATTGGAATACTAGTTCAGCAAATAATCCAGTAGATAATTTTCAATATTTATCTCATTATAGGGATACAAGTCTTTTTGGCAAAAAAATACCTGCAGATAATGCTAGAAGAGTTGTAAGAAAGGTTGAATGGATTTCAGGAAATTCTTATGATATGTATAGGCATGATTATAGACAAGGAAATTCATCTCCAGTCAGTAAAACGGTTAGATTGTATGATGCAAATTATTATGTAATAACAAGTGAATTTAAAGTTTATATTTGCATTGATAATGGTTCTTCTGGATTAAATCCAACTGTAGCAGCATCTTCACTTGAACCAAACCACACTGATGTAGAACCAGTTAAATATTCTGATGGATATAGATGGAAATATTTGTTTAGAATTTCTCCATCAGATGTTATTAAATTTGATTCTACAGAGTATATTGTAATCCCAAATAATTGGACAACAACTACAGATTCTGAAATTGAAATAATAAGAGATGGTGGGAATTCTGAAAGTAATAATAATCAAATAAAGAAAGTATATATTGAAAATGTTGGGGCTGGATATACTAACCAAACTGCGAATATTTTAGGTGATGGTGAGGGTGGACAAGTTTCTATAGTAACGACAAATGGTGTTATAACTGATGTTGTTGTAACTCAAGGTGGAAGAGGATATACTTATGGTATTATTGATCTACCCAATACATCAAATCCGGCAAAATTAATTCCAATTATTCCTCCATCAAAGGGACATGGGTATGATATCTATCAAGAATTAGGTGCAGATAAAGTGCTCATTTATGCAAGATTTGATGACTCTACTAAAGATTTTCCAATAGATACAAAATTTTCACAAGTTGGAATTATAAAAAATCCAGAAACATTTTCGGAAACAAATGTATCAACAGGAACAACTTTTACGGGAAGTACTTTTTCATCATTATATTCTGTTGCATTGACAGAATCTAGAAATGTGGATATTGGAGAAGAAATAGAGCAGATTCAAGATAATAATATTGTTGCTAAAGGATACGTTGCTTCTTTCGATAAAGAAACTAAAATTCTTAAGTATTATCAAGATAGATCATTGTGCTTTGGTAATAAAAATGACCAAACAGAAAGTCTTGACACTGAAAATATTGCAAAATTTGTCAATAACAAAGAAATATCTTTTAAATCTTCTGGAGGATCTAATGGAGTAGTTGATACTAATGTAAATGGTAATGTGATGACACTCAATTTAAAACAGATTAATTTGGGAGTTACATTTACAAATGGACTTGCAAATCCAGAGATAAATAAAAAGACAGGGGATATAATTTATATTGATAATAGACCCGTTGTTCAGAGAGACTCTAGACAAAAAGAAGACGTTAAAATCATTCTGGAATTCTAAAAAAGATGGCACAAAAAACCGACTTAAATATCAGTCCTTATTATGACGATTTTGATAAGGATAAAAACTTTTATAAGGTTTTATTTAAACCAGGATATCCAGTTCAAGCTAGAGAACTGACAACTCTCCAGTCTATTTTACAAAATCAAGTAGAGACTTTTGGAAGCAATATATTCAAAGAAGGTTCTATGGTCCTTCCAGGATCTATAACTTTTGATAATGATTATTCTGCGGTCAAATTAAATTCATCAAATCTTGGAGTAGATATTTCAATCTATATTAAGAATTTTATTGGAACAACCATAACAGGAAGATCATCTGGAGTTAGTGCTACAATCAAAAATGTTGCATTAACAACTGACAGTGATTTAGTAGAATACGTTACAATTTATGTAAAATATTCAGCAGCAGGAAATGATTCGGAGACAATATCTTTCCAAGATGGAGAACAGTTAATTGCATCTCAAAATGTAGTATATGGAAACACTACCATTACTGCAGGAACTCCATTTGCTTCTTTGATAGAATTGAATGCAACATCTACAGGATCTGCAGCTTCTATTGATGATGGAGTTTATTTTGTAAGGGGAAACTTCGTAAATGTTTCTAAGCAGACTCTTATATTAGATTATTATACAAACAATCCATCATACAGAGTTGGTTTAAAAATATCAGAAACTATTGTTAATGCAAAAGATGATGAATCATTATATGATAATGCAAAAGGATTTACCAATTTTGCTGCACCAGGAGCTGATAGATTTAAAATAGATTTAACTCTAATAAAAAAATCAATATCTGATTTTAATGATACCGATTTCATAGAAATTCTTAGAGTTGATGATGGAAAAATTAAAAAAATCGTCAACAAATCGATTTACAACTTAATCAGAGATTATATTGCAGAAAGAACTTTTGATGAGTCTGGACACTATACTGTTGATGAATTTAGATTAAATATTGCAAATTCTTTAAATGATAGAATAGATAACGATGGCATATTTTTAGAGAATGAGACTACAGAACAAGGAAATATACCATCAGATGATTTAATGTGTGTTCAGGTATCTCCTGGAAAAGCATATGTTGCTGGATATGATGTTAAATTGGATGCAACAGCAACAATTGACGTAGAAAAACCAAGAGACACTCAAAATGTTTCAAACATTAATGTTCCTTTTGAGATGGGACATCTTTTGAGGGTGAATAATGTTGCAGGAGCACCAGAAGAAAATGAAACTATTGAGTTAAAAAGTCAATTTAAAGGTGATACTCCACAAACTATAGGACAAGCAAGAGTATACACTTTCAATTTAACAGATGCTGCATATTCTGATGCAACAACTCAATGGGACTTATATCTATACGATATTCAGACATACACCAACTTAACATTTAACAGAAGTGTAACCGGTACAGAAATTCCTAAAACTTCTTTTATAAAAGGAAAGAGTAGTGGTGCAAGTGGATATGCAGTTGCTGCAGGCAGTGGCACGTCTTTAAATATCTATCAAACATCAGGAACTTTTGTTGCTGATGAGCAAGTAACAATTAACGGTGTTGATTCTGCTTTAAGTATTAAAGAGTTTACTGTTTATGGGACTAGGGATATTAAATCCGTTTCTCAAACTGGACTAGTTTCAACTCAATTTACTGCAGATACTGTTCT